ATTGCTGGAGAGTCTTCTACTGGAAAGACTTTTTTCTCTCTCGCAGTGGTTAAGAATTTTCTTGATACTAATCCCGATGGTTACTGTCTCTACTTTGACACTGAGGCTGCTGTCAATAAATCTCTTTTAGAGTCTCGTGGAATTGACACTTCTCGTCTTGTTGTTATTAATGTTGTAACAATTGAAGAATTTCGTTCAAAAGCTCTTAAGGCAGTCGATTTGTATTTGAAGAAAAAGGAACAAGAACGAAAACCTTGTGTATTTGTTCTTGATTCTCTTGGTATGCTTTCTACTGAAAAAGAAATTGAAGATGCACTAAATGATAAACAAGTTAGAGATATGACTAAATCTCAACTTGTGAAGGGTGCATTTAGAATGCTTACTCTTAAACTTGGACAAGCAAAGATCCCAATGATTGTTACTAATCACACATATGATGTTGTTGGATCTTATGTTCCAATGAAAGAAATGAGTGGTGGTAGTGGTCTTAAATATGCTGCATCTTCTATCATTTATCTTTCCAAAAAGAAAGAAAAGGATGGAACAGAAGTTGTCGGTAACATTATCAAATGCAAAACACAAAAGTCTCGTTTGAGTAAAGAAAATAAAGAAGTGGAGGTACGTTTGTATTATGATGAACGTGGTCTTGATAAGTATTATGGTCTTCTTGATCTTGCTGAAAAGTATGAAATCTTTAAAAAGGTGGGAACTCGTTATGATATTGGAGATGGCACTACTCAATTTGGAAAAACTATTAATGAAAATCCAGAGAAATATTTCACACCAGAAGTGATGCAAGCACTTGATGAAGCAGCAAAGAAAGAGTTTAGTTATGGTTAATGAAAAACATTCGAGTTATAAAAACTGGAATTGATGTATCTAAAATTTTAGAACAATTACAACTATATCCAGAAGATTGGGGTTCTCAAAAAAATATTAAAGATAAAAAAATAGAACAACTCGACTCAACAAAATATAATGTTACAGTAGATGTTCTTCAATTAATAATGGGTGGAATAGAAAAAGAAGGACAATATGTTGGTGATACTGAAATATGCATTCAAACACCTGCATATGAGAAACATACAGAGGTTCTTAAATTTTTAAAAACATATTTTAAAAAAATACGTCGTTGTGCATTTCTTGCTTTGCCAGTCGGTGAGATTGTTGGAACACATATTGATGAAGGAACTTACTATCTTACAAAAGACAGATATCATCTTTCCATTCAAGGAAAATACAAGTATAATGTTGGGGATGAAACTATGATTGTTGAACCTGGAACTTTCTTTTGGTTTAATAATAAACTTCCCCATAGTGCTGAAAATATTGGTGATGAGGTTAGAATTACTTTTGTATTTGATGCTCCACACCACAAAAAAAATCCATAGTTAGAGGAGTAATGGAAAAAGTCGAAACTACAATTCTTAGAAGTCTCTTATTTAATAATGATTATTGTAGAAAGGTATTGCCTTTTATTAAAAATGAATATTTCGAGAATCTTCACGAGAAAGTAGTTTTCGAGGAGATTTGTAAATTTATTGTTGCCTACGAACAATTGGCAACAAAGGAAGTTCTTTTAATTGAAACAGAAAAAAGAACAGATATTACAGAAGATACTTACAAAATTATTTGTGATTATATTTCTAAACTTGACGATTCACCAGCAGACAAACAATGGTTAATAGATACAACTGAAAAGTGGTGTAAAGATAGAGCAATTTATCTTGCTCTTATGGAAAGCATTAAAATTGCTGATGGACAAGATGAAAAGAAGTCAAGAGATTCCATTCCAACGATTTTACAAGAAGCACTTGCTATTGGATTTGATAGCCACATTGGACACGATTATTTAAAAGATTACCAAGAAAGATATGAATCTTATCACAGAAAAGAAGACAAAATCCCATTTGATTTGGAGTATTTCAACAAGATTACTAAAGGTGGTCTCCCTAATAAAACTCTCAACATCGCACTTGCTGGTTGCGTTCATCCAGAAACCAAAGTTAAAATTAGGTTTAGGAAGTTGGAAAAATAAATAATTTTAAAATAGTCAATTAAAAATGTATTTTAAAGAGTTTTTATTTGAATCTAAAAAAAGTTCAATATCTCATTTTTTGTCTTTTATAAAAAAAGAATTAAATCTATCTAATTTACCTAAAATTATTATAATAGATGATCCAAAATTTTCAATAGATAATAAAACTTTTGGAATATTTGATATTGATGATAATTGTATTAGAATACAAGTTTCTAAAAGACATAAATTGGATATTTTTAGAACTCTTGCTCACGAAATAATTCATTATAATCAAAGAAAAAGTGGAAAAGAAATTAATGGTAATGATGGGAGTGTAGATGAAGATGAAGCAAACTCAAGAACAGCAGTTATATTGAGAAAATATTCAAGAATTATTGATAATCACGGTTATTAATTTATTTTTTTAACTTTAGAATTTGGTGCTGGTTCTCCTGTTCCAAATTTCCAACCTTCTTTTAATTTAGTATCAATATCTTCTGGAATTATTCTTTTCCATCCTTTTGTTCCTGGTAAGTGCATTACCTTTTTGCCTTTGTGTGCTTTTCCTCCAAGAGATGCTCTTTCTTGCCTTCCTTGATTGGATGCCCAGTAATTAAACTCTTTGGATGCTCTCTTCTTACCTCCAAGAGATGCTCTTTCTTTTCTTCCTTCTTCTGTGCTCCAATAATAAAAATTTTTAACTTTATCGTTTAAATATTCTTGTTTTTGAGTTTCCATTCCTTTAATCATCCATTCTTTTCTTTCTTTTATTGGAGTTGAAAAGAATCCAAGTTGATTATCTCTACAAAACTCTCCTATTATTTTTCTATGTTTGGGAGACATATTTGCCCCTAACATTTTCATAGATCTTAAATCATTTGGATTTTTGTAAATCTTCCAAAGTAAATAATGTGCTATGATGTGTTCTCTAACACTCAAGTATGTAAGGTTGTAATTATCATCTGTTCCTCCCATATGTTTAGGAACAATATGATGTTCGTGTAGTCCTGAATATTTTTTATAGTGTTCTCTTCTTGACTTATTGCCTTCGCATAAGTTAGAATAGATACGATTAAACATTTCCCTGTCCCTGCTACTGCTAATACTATTATTTATACAAAATGTGGATTGAAAAAGAAACAACAATTGCTGAAATCAAAACATTACTTGATAATGGATATGAGGTAGAAGTTGATTCGCCTGATGGATATGTTCCAGTCAATTTCTTCATTAACAAAGGAATGTATGATGAATATGTTTTAAAGGTTGATGATGGAGAACCTGTGAGATGTAATGCTGACCATTTATTTGAAACATCTTTTGGGTGGATGAAAGCATCACACCTTTATGAAAAATATAAGACAAATCATTTTATAACTAAAAATGGTTATAAACTTGGAAGTGTCTTTAAGACAGGAAATCAAATACCTATTGTTGATATTAATGTAAATCATCCAAATCATAGGTATTATACTAATGGTGTTTCTTCTCACAATACAGGTGTAGGTAAATCCTTGTTTATGTGTCACGTAGCAGCATCAGTTCTTCTCCAAGGACGGAACGTTTTGTACATTACGTTGGAAATGGCAGAAGAGAAAATTGCTGAACGAATTGACGCAAATCTCCTAAATGTAAATATCAAAGATATTGAAACATTGCCAAAAGTAATGTTTGACACTAAAGTAAATAATATTGCAAAAAAGACACAAGGAACCTTAATTATTAAAGAGTATCCAACTGCTTCTGCACACGCAGGGCATTTTAGGGCACTTTTAAATGAACTTTCTCTTAAGAAGTCATTTAAACCTGATATTATTTTCATTGACTACCTTAATATTTGTGGATCCTCCAGATATAAGAGTAATTTTTCAGTCAATTCTTATTCTTATGTTAAGGCAATTGCAGAAGAACTTCGTGGTCTTGCAGTTGAGTCAAATGTTCCAATTGTTAGTGCTACACAGACTACTCGTTCTGGATATTCTAGTTCTGATCCAGACTTAACTGATACTTCCGAATCCTTTGGTCTTCCTGCTACTGCAGATCTTATGTTTGCTCTTATTAGCACAGAAGAGTTGGAACAACTTGGGCAGATTATGGTGAAACAATTGAAGAACAGATATAATGATCCAACAATGAATAAAAGATTTGTAATTGGAATTGATAGAGCAAAAATGCGTCTATATGATGTGGAACAAAGTGCTCAAAAAGACATACTTGACTCTGGACAAGATGAAGAGTATGATTATGAAGAAAAGAAACCCAAAAAATCGTTTGAAGGATTTAAATTTTAATGGAAACTGCTAAACACGTTAATTTTGATAAGTACGCTGAGTTTGTAGATGCCGTAACTTCTGATGCATCTAAAGACTTTCTTGCTCTTTCTGATCG